TAAACGCGAATGGTGGAACCTATGGGAGAAGGACCTCCCCCCGCTGTATCATGTGATACAATCCTATGATACTGCTTTTTTGAAAAAAGAAACCGCAGATTATTCGGCAATCACAACGTGGGGTGTTTTCTATCCAACCGAGGACAGCGGACCGAACTTGATTTTGTTGGATGTCGTTAAAGATCGATTTGAGTTCCCCGAGCTACGGCGCGTGGCCCTCGAACAGTATAACTATTGGAAACCCGAGAGTGTTATTGTGGAAGGAAAAGCTTCTGGAATGCCCTTGACTTTTGAGTTGCGTAAACAAGGAATACCCGTTATAAATTATACACCGAGTCGTGGAAACGATAAGCACGCTCGTGTCAATGCCGTGGCACCACTATTTGAGTCAGGGCAGATATGGGCAACCGACGATAAGTTCACAGAAGAAGTGATTGAAGAATGTGCAGCTTTCCCGTATGGTGATCATGACGACTTGGTCGATAGTATGACACAAGCAGTCATGAGATTTAGACAGGGAGGGTTTATTGAGCATCCCGACGATGAAGATGATACACCCTTACCACAACAACGGAGAGTATATTACTAATGGGAAGTAAACCAAAAACATCACAACAACAAGGTAAAAAGGGAATCTTCGGAATGGGACCTGGACAATCTCAAGCGATGGCAGGTAATACTGGATTAGCTGGTATATCTGAAAAACAAGCTAAATCTATTATAGATACAAACAAACAATTAAATAAAACTTTTAATAATAATAGACCGAGTACATACATGTCATTGGGTCAAGAGATTGGTGAAGTTGGTTCTAAATATCGTAGACCCGCAGATGCAGAAAAATATGCAGCCGAAATGCAAACCATTGCTGAAGGACTCGCAGCAGGGGCAACGCCTTTTATTGGCCCCGATGAAGTAGCACGATTAAATTTTAATAATCTTGGAATCAAAGATGATCAAGGTAGAACTATTTTATCCAAACAATTACCAGGAATAAATGCAAGGCCTCCTACTTTGGGAGAAGCAGGTGGAGATGTTGCAAGAGCTTTTACAGGTTATAATAGTTTGCAATATACAGATCCTACTAGCAATATTCCAGAAATGGTTCGAAGTCCTGGTTTAACAGAGGCTTTGATCCCCGGTCAAACGGCAGCGAGAATAGCAAAAGATTTATATGGCACAGCTAAAAATTTTTTATTTCCCATTGAAGAAGAGGAAGAAGAAGAGTTTCAAAGTTTAATACCCAGAGATATTACCATTGATGAAAGAGTATCAACTCCTATTTCAGAAAAAGGAGATACTTTTGCTTATCCCATGGGAACACCAACTAGAAGTTTTTATGAAAGACCCACACCTCCTGTTACAATAATGCCTAACATGCCTGGTGGTACTGGTAATGCAACAAATAATCAACAACAAGACACAGATCCGGACACAACCCCGGACACAACTCCGGATGAAATGTCAGAGTATGAATTAATGAGTCGACGATATTTAGAAATGGCAGGATTTACACAACAACAAATTGATGAGATTATGGCATCGCAAGGATACGCGGCAGGTGGTTTAATACCACCAGAAAAAGGACCGATGTCCGCGGGTGTTGCTTCTTTATTCAAAAACAAGTAAGGTTATTAAATGGCAGAAATAGATAAAGCATTACCTAATGTAAAAAAAACAACTGTAGAACTTCCAGGTGAAGACGACCTTACACAAGCGATTGAAGAACAACTACAACAAGATCAAGACACACCTGATAATATTGAAATTATCGAAACCGACGAAGGAGGAGCTGAAATATCTTTTGACCCTTCTAAGATTATGATGGAGGGAAGTGAAAATCATTTTGCTAATTTAGCAGAATATTTAGATGATGATGTTTTAGGACCTTTGGGTAGTGAACTCAAAGAGATGTATTTAGATTACAAATCTTCTAGAAAAGATTGGGAACAAACATATACCGAGGGTTTAGATTTACTAGGTTTTAAATACAAAGAACGAAGTGAACCTTTTCAAGGATCTAGTGGTGCAACACATCCTGTTCTTGCTGAAGCAGTCACACAATTTCAATCACTAGCATACAAAGAATTATTACCAGCCGATGGACCTGTGCGAACACAAATTTTAGGTGCTCCTAGCACCGCTAAGGAACAACAAAGCGAACGTGTCAAAGAATTTATGAACTATCAACTCATGTCAGAAATGAAAGAGTATGAACAAGAGTTTGACCAAATGCTTTTCTATCTTCCTCTCGCAGGCTCGACATTTAAAAAAGTGTATTACGATGAATTATTAGGTCGAGCCGTCTCAAAGTTTGTACCCGCAGATGATTTGTTAGTACCTTATTCTGCAACCAGTTTAGAAGATGCTGATAGCATTCTTCATAAAATAAATATTTCTGAAAACGATTTACGTAAACAACAAGTAGGTGGCTTCTATCGAGACATAGAAGTATCAGAAGCATCTAGTGAAGATGATTCTATTGCAGCTAAGGAACGAGAGCTTGAAGGTATTCGTAAATCAGAAAAAGCTCCCGACATGTACACATTGTTAGAATGTCATGTTGATTTAGACTTAGAAGGTTTTGAAGATACCAATCCTGAAACAGGAGAAGCTACAGAAATAAAGCTACCTTACATTGTCACTATTGAAGAAGGTAGTAGAGAAGTTTTATCTATTAGAAGAAACTACGAATCAACTGATCCTAAGAAAAAAAGAATTAATTACTTTACACACTTTAAGTTTTTACCAGGTTTGGGTTTTTATGGCTTTGGTTTAATTCACATGATTGGTGGATTATCTCGAACTGCTACAACAGCCCTACGACAGCTTTTAGATGCTGGGACTCTTTCTAATCTACCCTCGGGTTTTAAAACACGCGGTATCCGAGTACGAGATGAAGCACAAGGTATCCAACCTGGTGAGTTTAGAGACGTCGACGCTCCGGGTGGAAATCTTCGTGAATCCTTTATGCCTCTTCCTTTCAAAGAACCTTCTGCAACCTTATTACAATTAATGGGTATTGTGGTAAACGCCGGACAACGATTCGCGTCTATCGCTGATATGCAAGTGGGCGACGGCAATCAAGGAGCTGCTGTCGGTACAACCGTGGCATTACTAGAACGTGGTTCTCGGGTAATGTCGGCGATACACAAAAGATTATATAATTCTCTAAAAGGTGAGTTCAAACAACTAGTAAGAATCTTCTCACTCTATCTACCACCAGAATACCCTTATGATGTGGTGGGTGGTCAACGAATGATTAAGCAAACTGATTTTGATGAGCGTATTGATATTTTACCTGTTGCTGATCCTAATATCTTTTCTCAAACACAAAGAATTAGTTTAGCGCAAACACAATTACAACTAGCTCAAACCAATCCAAAGATTCACAATTTATATCAAGCGTATAGAAGTATGTATGAAGCGGTGGGTGTTAAAAATGTTGATTTAATTCTACCTCCACCACAACCCCCACAACCCATGGACCCTAGTATGGAACACATACAATCGATGGCAGGTAAAACTTTTCAAGCTTTTCCTAAACAAGACCACAAAGCTCACATTGATGCTCACTTAAATTTTATGGGTACAAGCATGGTTAGAAACAATCCTACAATTATGTCAGTGATACAAAAAAATATACTAGAACATATTTCTTTAATGGCTCAAGAACAGATTCAACTAGAATTTAAAGATGAAATTATTCAATTACAGCAAATGCAGGTACAAATGCAACAACAAGCAGCAACGGGCATGCCCGCACAACCAAATCCAATGATGGAACAACTACAAATTACTATAGAATCAAGAAAATCTAAACTCATTGCAGAAATGACTAAAGACTTTATGGAAGAAGAACGCAAAATTAACTCTGCAGAGGACGTTGACCCACTTGTCAAGCTAAAAGGTAGAGAAGTAGACCTTCGTGCGATGGAAAATGAACGTAAAAAAGACGAAGGTGAACAAAAATTAGAGATAGAACGTGCAAAATTAGTCCAAGATCAGATAAAATTTGATGAAAAAATGGAACAAAACGACGAACATCAGTCTTTACGGGCCGGTGTATCTCTAGCCAAGTCAGGAATCTCTAAAATGCAGGTTATGACTGGAAATAAATCCTAAAAAAGGATAAAATTACAACAAAGGAGCTAAAGATCATGAAAAGTATGAGCAAAAGACCGATCGATCATCAAATGTTTGTTGACAAGGACGGTTATAAAAAAGGTGGAGTCGAAATTGAAATGACAAAACCTAACGAGACTCAGACAGAAAAAGTAGGCGGACAAAGACGCATGCTTTCTGAGAAAAAGCGTAGTGCCAAGTGGTACTAATTTAAAAAAGGAGGATATCATGATGATATTTGGATGGAACCCAATTGATAAGTG